ATCATCATCATCAGTCACTTTCGTACGCATCCCTTCCGTGTGTTTTTAATGTCTTCTGTGCATCGGCGATAGCGCCTAGGTCATTAACATTTGGAATTAAACCTTGAATCATTCTATCTTTTTGTTCTGAATATTCTTCTTCAGATACCCTTGTTAGTCCAGGAACAAAATGTGCTGTTCCATCTCCATCGTCACCATTAAATATTGCAGCCCTTTTAAGTTCTGCGATCTTTGATATGTCACCTTTTTGAGAGGGAATGTTTAATACAGAACCAGTTCCATCAGTAAACCATTTTCCGTTTGCCTTCTTATAAACGTATAGACCCCAGTCATAATGCTTATCAATGACCTTACGTCGTACATTTTCAACAATTGGCTTGCCAGTTTTTGGGTTAATTAAAGAATCCATAACCATAAGTATACCAGATTACACTGGTGTGCCTACAAATGTTGACCAAGACATATCATTATAGACTTTAAGCCTGTCAGCATCAAATATCATACCTTCTTGATCGTCAATAATAATCTTATTAATTCCTAAATAATTTCTATACACATCTTGAGCATTTACTCCATATAAGGCAGAGGCTGAAATAACAAGAACACCCTCCCAGGTAAAGTTATTTTTCCAAAAAGACCACTGGCGGGTGGTTGGGCCATCTTGTTCTACCTTAAACCAAGGCCTAGAGATTATTGACTGCACTTGCTGCAAATTATTTGCCTGGTAATAAGAGATGTTGTTAAATAGTGCTGGGCTATTTAAATTAATTGATCCTCTAAATAAATCAAAACTTAAAGCCTCTCCAAAGTTAATTCCTAAAATTGCCCATTCTTTTATTGTTAAAACTGGTTCTCTGACAAGAGTTCCATTTACATAGTATGACAATCCCTGAAAGTCTAAATTATTTGATTTATTTTTAGCATAAATTCTTGCTCTTTTGCCAGAGTCGTCGTTTGCAACGGCATAAAAAATTATTGTGTCTGACTTATGTCTAACCTCAAACAAACTTATTGGTGTGCCAGGAAAAGACTCTTGGTCATACCTAATCCATGACTGAAGAGCACTAACTCTATAGTTGTCTGAAAGTGACTGGTTAATTGGCATAGAAATTCCACGATCAAAGTTTGAGTCAAAATCTCCACGTACTTGAATTCCTGATGTTCTGTTCATGTATAAATATGGGGTACTACCTTTATAAATGCTAAAAGGATTCTTTGATTTATAATCAAAATAAATTCCAGATCTTTTATATGGAAACAGTTCTGTTCCAAATCTTGTTTTAATTGGATTAAATGAGTTATCATTTAAGGCCTGAGAAGCCACTTCTAACTTTCTTAAAAGTATTGGTTTTGTTAATATTCCCCTTATATTAAAGTCAAGATGATAAACAATAGCAATACTATTAAAATCAATATCTTTTCTTGGATAGATTATTGTATTATCAACAACCTCAAACTTTGTTGTTGCCCAAGAAGAGTATTCAGAAACATCTACAACTGAGTTTTCTTTTGCAGATACAGTCGTAGTAAATGCTTCTTGTGGTCTATTTGCACCCTCTTGTATATACTGGAAAGTAACATAACTACGAACTGCTGCATTATCCGTATTGTACTCATAATACTTTAATGCATTTTCTTTTATGTCTTGATAATTGTTGTATCCAGTAAGTAGGGAATTATCTAACTGACTATAGGTTTGTTGTGCTGGCAATGAATACTTGTTAAGTAGGTCTTGATATGTCCAAGCCCCTACTGTTTCTGACTCTAAAAGACTAGATGGTGATGGATAGCCAATATTAAACTGTAAAAAATCTAAATCGTAAAAAGAATTGCCAAGATCATTTTTTACATACTTAGCAAAATAAGTCAATGGCATATAGTCTTCCCAGTAACCTGAAACTCCTATATCTAAGAATAAACTGTTGTATGCGTATGTAGGCAGTAGAGTGTAACTTGCTGTATGTGATAAAAGCGCTAAAGCATTTTCTGATGACTCAATTCCACTACCTATATATTCGTCAATAATTGCAATGCCAAAATTATTAAAATACTGTGATATTTTATTTAAATTAAGAGAAGTTGAAAATCCAACTGAAAAAATATACCCCTTAAATGTTTTATCTCCATTGTTATCTCCGCCAACGTAAAGACTTAAACTATTTTGATTGCCAAAAAATGTTGCAACATTGCCACCAAAGGTCTCTATAAATTTTTTAACGTCTATTCCTGCAGCAAAAAGTTCTTCAACTGCAAAGTATTCTGTACGATAAATCTCTTGTAATGAATTTCCATAATATAGTGAATATACAATTTCTAACCCATCTACTGAAACTAAAAAATAATTTTCGGTTTCTTGACTATATATCTTAAACAAAACTTGTTCATCTTCTTCTGATCCGCTGCCCTGCTGATTTACTTGAAAAACTCCATAAAATGCTGCAACCTGATCACTTAGCATGTTAAAGTTTGAAAAATTAATATAAGACCCTTCACTATCCCAAGTGTTATCTGGATTTAAGCATATAAAATAATTATCCGTTCCAAGGTATCCACTTGTTATGTTATCGTATAGGTCTTTTGAATCATTATACAAATCTTGAATTGTTTTTGTTCCCGTAAAAATTGTTGGCAAAGAATATTGTGGTGTGGTTAGTGAGGTACTGGTTGTTCTTAAATTATCAAAAGCCCCCTGTTGCCATTGAGCAAAATCTGGATAATTATAATTTGCTGTATAGTCTGCAAATGAGTAGTCAATAACTGCTGTAGTTCCACTATAGGCAGCATCTATATTTTCTGAAGACCCCACTCCTTGTCCGTAAACATATCTGCGCTTAGCAACAATGTTAGGAACTTGATAAGAGTAGATAGCCACACAATCAATTTCAACTGTGGGAACTTCTGCATATGCATAAAACCCAAGCCAGTCTTCTCCCTCTAAGTTTGGCAAAACTATAGAATTTGTTAAAAAGTTTAATGAGATTACTTCTTCTCCGTTTATTAAAACAGTCGCATTGTCCTTAATTACTCTTAAGTGAACTAACATTGGTCTAAACCATTCACCAATAAAATGAGAACTAAAGTTACCATTGATTAACAATGTTAAAAATCCACCTTCTACATATAATCCATCTTGGCTTGCTATAGGTCCAAAGATTCTTTTTGGTGTATAGGCATTAGAATCAACTCTAGTCCAAAACTCAACGGTATATTCGTTATACCTACCTTTTTCATGAAGCATTCCTTTACCAGGAAATATAAAAGAAGGATCATTTCCATTTGGTAAAAGTTTTGTAACATTTGATGCACCAAAAACTAGAGGAACTCCAGTATTTTTTGCAATTAAGGAGTTGCTACTAACCAAATAATATCCTGTGTCTGAAGATATTCCATAAGCAGGTGCATTAACTACCTCACTTGTAGTTGTTAACTCAATATTTTCTGGAAAAGCCTCTGCTGATATTCCAAGAGAAGCAACGTTAAACTCTTCTGACCATTGACCAAAGGATATTCCATTTAGGTAAAATTCATAATCATCAATATTATCTCCACCAGAAGTTGTAACAATTTTAATAACAAGTCTTATATTTGTACTTTCATTTGGTATTGCAAAAGTTTCTGATACAAAACCCCATTGCTGAAATAGTGATGTATCAAACTTTTTTAATTTTTGAACTACATTTGATGTTGTTGTATCTGTGTATTCATAACCAATATTAATAGACTCAAGATATGTGCTATTAGAATAAAAATGTGTTGCTATACAAAATGTTTCTAGTGATTGGTTTAGATCATCAAAATTTATAAGTTCTGGGCTTTTTAATATTGCCTCATTGGTTGATCCAATAGGTATATCACAACTGATTTTTGTATTATAACTATCTGGGAATGGCTCACCTATAAACCCAGTACCTGAAGAAAGTGTACATCCCGTTTCTTCCCAAGATCCCAAAATATTTCTTTGAGCCTCAGATATTAGACTGATGTAGTCAAGTTTATCGTCTAGAGCCCAAAGAGCCAGCGGGTGTTCACTGAAGATCTTTTCTGCATATAAATTAGATGGGTTAGACATTATTCTCCTATACCCTTATTATAGCAGGATACGGCTTAATATAGTTTAATCTCGCAAGCATCAGTTGAACAGTATTTTTCAGACTCAGCATCTAAGTTATCTTTACCGTCATAAATTGCAG